GCAGCTAGACTGCCCCTGTGCTCCCTCGCTTCGCTTCGGTCGCACACCAAATTTCCGTTTACAAACAAATTAATTTTCATCTAACTCACGTATTAAATCATTAACATACTTTACACAGGAATCTAACTCATCATACCCGTCCAAAATCAGAGCATCGACAGTGATGTGAAGTTTGTCTATCACTTTTTTTTTAAACAGCACAGCATTCGCCTTGCTTGTGTCAGACTTTTCTATCATAGTTATTGCGGAATCAATAATCCTTGTGACTTCGGATGGCGGCATCATAGGGATATCAGCACCTTTCCGCCAAGACTGATATTCTCTCATTTTTTTAATAAGTTCTTTTTTTCTCATGTGTTTAGTAAATAAGGGGTGGTTATAGCATAAATGAAAAGGACTATACCACCCCTACCCCTTTTAAATTATGAAAAGATTTAAAATACAAACAACAGTCATAAAATGTTGTTTTAAGGATCTTCGACGGTGACAAAATCACCACAAATATAATAATTATTGCGAATTAAGCCAAATTTGTTCCTTAATACCTTAATTGTTTCCTAGTTTCAAATCAAGTATTTCAAATACATCCCTTTCTATCTTTGCCACAACGCTCTCATCAAACTTATCCTCGTCAATGCTTTTTATGTAGTCAACCAAAGAATGAATCTTCCTGTTAACATGAATCATAGTAGAACGGACATCATCAATCATCACGCTGTTTGAAGCCTTATCCATCCCCTTGTCTGCAAAAGTTCTTTCATGTATAGTTCCATCTTCCTCAATTTTGTATGAAGGAATTTTGAAGAACTCACAGATATCAAAACGACTAAAAAGACTAACTGCATTCATTATACTTGTAATGTCATCATCAGAGCAATCCAAGACGATATCCCTATAATCTTCACACACCAAACAACTCTTAAAAGAAAAATATGGGATATCATCTTCCGAATCAAAAAGCCATGTTTCTTTATACTCGTTTGTTTTCATCTCAACAAACTTAGAATGATCATAACCAAAAGACTTATATTCATTGATGACATCAATCCACCCCATAAGTTTAGACATTGTATCATTCAAATACTTTTCATATAACACAACATCATAATACAATGCAGGTAAAGTATTATCACGGGAATAGAAAGTTACAGGTTCAGAAATAGATTTCAAAACGGATAACTTACCCAACACAAAATTAAATATGTCAGCTAAAGGATATTTACTCTTTATTCGTTTCATCATAAACTATAAATAAAATCGGATGGAGGAAAACCCGAAATATGGCAAAAAAGATAAACCTCCATCCGCAAACAAAAACAAGAATTTAATCAATACAAGCAAAAATCACACATTTCAGAAAGCATTGCAATACTAAAAGGGCAAATCATCCCGTCTTTCAGGCTGGGCAGGTGCAGGTGATGGAGCAGGTGATGGTGCTTGTGCTGGTTGCGGCATATCTATCTTAAAGCACCCAACTTCATTGTAATATTTACCCTGGTATTCTCTTGCTCTGATTTCAAGATGGGCAGTAATAGTATCGCCCTCTTTCAATTGAAGATCACACAGGGTACCCATTACATAGAAATACACCTCTTTGGAATACATGGAACCAATTTCCTCAACGAGATAATTTCTCTTCTGCCAAGGATTACCTGCCTTACTTGTACCAGCCTGTAACTGACCTACTTTCTTTACTTTACAATTTAATACTAAATCCATTTTTTTTATTTTTTATATTTTTCTTCCTTTATTTTGTCCAATTCTCTCATTGCGGACAGCCTTCTTTTGTGAGCGTCCACTCTTATCCAGAAAACCTTCCAACTAACTTCTTTACCGTTAGTTGTATTCTCTTTAAGTATCTTGCCACATTTTAAAATTTCGTTGACAAGATAATCATACCGTTCTTTATCATAGCAATATCTCATGCGACAAAAGTAATATTAAAAAATAAACTAATACAGAAAACGATATTAAAAATAGTTAATCAAATGGTTAATTCTTCCTCTTCCTCTTTTGACAATGCTTCCACATCACCATCTTCACCTTTAGGAAAATACAGTTCGTCAAGATAATTGCTCGCTTCACTCTTTTCAGTGAAACTCTTTATAACACTCCCCCGTTTGCTAACGACACGGTAACTAATATTATCCTCTGCTACAACTTTGTAACAATTTAAATCATCCACATCTACAACATCGGGAGCATTATCATCAATACGCATCATGCTCAATATATGAGAATATTCATTCACCTTCACCGTACAGGAAAAAACATTAGGAACTGGTTCTATTATCAATCCGGCATTTATCAATGAATCAAAAACAGAACGTCTAGGTTTGTATTTCAGTTTCCTCCTTATAAACTTCAACGTTATCATATTATCTCCCCTCTGTGCGGATAATACGCACAAACGTAATACCCGTAACGCATCAATACTACATAGAGGTGAAAGATACCTGTACAACTGGACAGGAGTAAATTTATGGAAATAATCAAATACTCCCTCTTCCTCTATTTCCTTTATACGCCTTTCCCTTTCCTTGTTCCTTACCGTCAAATTAGTGGTTTTCCTTACCGACATAGACTACCCTTTCCATGTATCGTTTTCCTTTATCCATTTACGTTCATCATCACTAAGATCACCTGTTGATTCCCTATGATACACACACTTGTTGCATAACCCTGCCTTGGCACGGACACACTTGTCGCAATCGTATGGGAAAAACGCTATAGTTGTCTTGTCATAAAAATCCTCACTAGCATCATCGTCAGAAAGCCATCCTTTGAACTTTGCAAGCATATCAAGCGCACCTTTCACATCCTTAAAATCAGCAGTATCTATATCAGAACGCTTTAGGAAACTTTCTATAAGGCTTATCGCATCTTCAAATTCAAGGTTATCCTTGTTTATCAAAGTCTTTGTCTTTTCCTTATTCTCACCTTCCAATACACGCCTCATGGATGGTGTCACATAATCGGAAGCAAGCATGGAAGATTTGGCATAATTGACAATCTGGGTTATCCTTGGAGAGTTCACCCATTGCTTGGCTTTCATAAGCAAAGAACGCTCTGACATACCCTCGTCAACAACGTGTGTAGCTCTGTAAAACAAGACAGGATTGGTATCTATGACATAAGCGGACGCAGCCCATAACTCCATCTCATTCGCATCATCAATATGCTTTGCTATATCAATCTTCTTCTGTTTTTCATCGTCAATAAGAAGATTGTTACTAAGGGGAAGTTTACCCCATCCTTTATTCAAACCCATTATCTTTCCTCCTTTATCCTAAATTTTATCTCCCTTACTCTCTCGTCAAGTTCAGAAGAATATTTTAAAAGATTGTATATGCTACTCCTGTCAATACATAGGAAATCAGAAATTTCAGACATACTTAAACCCATGTCACGCATGACACAGCACACAAGAGCACGGTTCATAACAATATCATGTTTTCTGCTTTTCCTGTTAACATCAGTATCGGAGAGTCCGATTGCCGCTAGAACTCTCCTAAAAATCAAAGCGTTGTCAGCCTTTTTTCCCATTTTCCACATTTTCCTGGTCTACGATTAATTGCATTATATCAGCGTAACCAGCCAAATCAACCATATTGTCACGCTTTTTATGGAATCCCTGTCTGCATAGCTTTACAGCTATCTGTACAGCAACACAGTCATAAGGAGATAATTCCTTTCCAGTAATCAAAGAAGCCATCTTGGAAATGTTTTCAAAATTGACTACTGCATCGCCATAGTCAGACTGTCTGCTGTTGCTGCGGATATCCTTTGCTTCATCAAGGATGCTTCTCTCTTTAACATGATCAATATAAGCAATACAATCTGAAAAAAGAATATATTCTTTACCCTGATCATCCGCACAAAGAAACTTTTCACCATTCTCAAAACAGTATTTAACAGTGACAAATTTACCGAACACATTTGACTTGCTTACAGAATCTTCACCGTGAAGTGAAATGTATTTATCACGGTTTATAATTTTAACCTTGCTGTTCAACGTAACTCCGATCATAACAAATCACCAACTTTTATGTTATCCGCATCCTTCTTATCAGAAAAGAAAATACGGTCATACTTCGTTTCACCAAACTCAACAAACATAGCTAAGATAAAATACTTGTTCAATACACTATCATAACCCTTGTCATAAATCTTGTTTATCTTTTTTGTTTTCATACTTACTTACCTGTATTATTTGTGGAACCAAAACCTCCATCGCCCCTATCCGTTGAATCAAGGCTTTCAACCTCAACAAATTCAACCTCAATATAATTACTGAAAAGAAGCTGAGCAATCCTCTCCTTGGCGGCAATATAGAAAGGATCTTTCTCAAAACTCTTCACTATAACACCGATACAACCAGTATAGTCACAATCAATAACACCATCCAACACATCTGCGTCATGATACTTCCCGTCAACTCCAATAATACCTTTCAGGGAAAATCCACTTCTCGGCTTGATAATAGCCTTCATATATGAAGGCATCTGAATGGCTATACCAAGTTTAATCAGATTACGACCTTTTCTTATCAACGTGTTGTCAGGAACATACAAATCATACCCGGCAGCACCATCAGTTTTTTTTTCGGGAAGAACTGCATCCCGTCTTAATTTTACAAATTTTACTTGATTCATTTTTTATTTCCTTTTCTCTTTAAATCATACATAGCGCATTCCCTGCTTCGATAAATCTTGCTTGCAGGATAAATCACATCATTAACAATAACAAAGCCGACAACAGGATCTGTAATGGGAACAACTTCACCATCAACAATAGTAAAATTATTCTCGGATAAAAGCCTTCTCATGGCAGCAATCTGTTCGAGAGTAGCCTTTGAGATATCATAGTTGTTAGAAAAGTTAAACTCTAAATTACAGATAAGAACATTCTTGTCCTTATATAAGAAATTAGCTTTCAAACCACCAGTATTAATAAATACATAATCTATTAAATCTCCTGTTCTGCTTTTAGCAAACAGGAAATCTCCTTTCTTGAAATCGTCAATCTTGACTAGTTCATAAGTGCGCTCATCAATCTTCTTCAATGAATACCCCTCAGGTAGTTTTATTACACTTGCATCTGTCTTACCCATTTCTTTCATCCGTATTCAATCTGAATGCAGCTTCCCTAGCCTGATCCTTCGTTCTATACAACTCTATTTTTTCAAACATACGACCATCATCACAGTCATACGTACATAAGGTGACAGCCCACATATTACCACGCGGAGAATAGAAATACTTACCGTAATCCTTTCCCATCACCTTACCGTCAATACTTATTTTCCCTTTATTAGCCATAACACGACTTATTTCCTCACCCCAAACTTTTTCCTAAACTCATCAATAGAGCACGCTATTCGCTTACCAAGATGGTCTACATACAAAACAGCATCTTTAATCATTCGGTCATTCTCACTAAGCATGTGGATAATACTGTCAACGACACACTCTTTGCCGCTACCTAATTCAACATACTTATTACCCATGACAATACAGTCTTTTTCCTTCAAAGGAACAATACGTTCAATCTTGCTTTCACGATATTTTTTCAGTTTTTCAAAGAACTCACGGTGCATTACACACTCGTTCTCATCCATCACATGATAAAATTCACAGCAAATATCGTGAAAATCCTTTACCGTATTAACCTCACTAAGGTTATCAATCACATTCTGCAATGCGTCAAAGAAATTCACATCATGATCATCCAACACTTCTTCCATCATTCTGTCAATGGAAGCAATAGCTGCGTTCTTGAAATCAATATCATCACAACTAAATCCCAAAGAGATATAATTACGCAATGAAAGAAGATTTTCCTTAAAATCAATTCCTATTCCAATATCCATTTCCTAAATTCTTTAATGTTAATACTATTCAAATTATTAATAACAGCATCTCCGATATCATCGTTATGCTTCAATCCAAAAGACAGGATAGGGTGTTCCCACCATCTTGCCACACGTCCTTTGTCATCCCACAAAGATATAGCTTTATTATCAAAGTCGGGGAACAAAATAACATTTTTTGGCAATTTATTTCCAATCTGGTTCATTCCGCCACAAGCTGTCCATACAAAACCGTTACCGAAAGCCATAGAAGCTATTATGGCGGTTTTTTCCGATTCAACCATACAAGTTATCGCATCGCTGCAATAATCCCCTAAAAACGGCTTAAAATAACCACGATAAGTAAACCCTTCTCCCGTAGTAAACTTCCTGAAAGCATGGGTTTCCTTCTTCCTGTGACCGTTCGCCCCATATCTTATCCTGTTGTCATGGCACACGTTACCATCCTTGTCGGAATACCAGAACACAGCGGATTCCCTTCCAAGACAGCCTACCTTATACCTTGAAAACACATCATTCACGGAATCAACACCGAAAACACCTGAAAGGTACTCGTACAGGTTATTACCCTTCCAATGACCGGCATCGCTAAGCCTGTCAACATACTTCACATCAACAAACTTTGATTCCTGTCTACCCGAATCATACTCCCTCTCGTAGAAATCCTTCAAACTCATCCTGCAACCTTCCGGGCTTGACAGAATCCTAAAAGCATCAGAAGCACTACTGCAACCGGGAAGATAAGACACGAGAAAGTCAAACAGGTTGACAGAATCACCGCCCTGCTCGGTAACGGTGATACTGCCAGACTTGTTCATATAGAAAACCAGCTTATCCTTCCTGCTATGGCTCTCCAGATTTATCCGGGCAGGCAACGTCCACCGCTTACCCCTACGCCTTAAAGGAAGTCCAAGCACAGTATCAAGATTGGAAAAAATATAATCATAATCAATACTAGCCATGTCACTACTTAAAATTACGCCATCCCTGTTTTATATCCCTAAAGAAATCCTTCAACGTATAACGATAACCGTCAGGATATCCTAGAAAATCAGAAAGGCATGAAACATACCCACAAGGCTTACGTCCACCCGACCATCGGTACGCCATTTCAGCAGGAACCATAAACACAAGAAGAACAAATACAATGTCAACGTATATGAGAAACATGACAAAACGAATAAAACATTTCATAATCATTCCTCCACATCCCCTAATAGAAGTTTCTTCGCATAACGCAACGCAAACTCCCAATTGTAATAAAACGTACCTAGCAAATCAAAGAACAGGCTATACACGGCATTCTTGTAACCATCGGGAACGAAATACATGATATCATCCATCATACGGATATCATCACTGAACCTAGCATTCTTTGTCGTATAACGCCACAAACCGCCAACGGCAAGTATCTTGGCGTGTTCATAAACATGATAGTCAATGGAATATACATCACAAACGTAATCATTAAACCAATCTTCATTGTCTAGTACACCACTAACAGGGCTTGCCGACAAAATCATATTAACAAACACACCAAAATGACAATACTGCTCTATCTTACCCGAATCATTATCAAACTCAACCTTGAAAGCATCCTTGCCACTCTCATTAATACTGGAAACCATGTCACTTACGTAAAGCGTCTTTAACCACTGGCTGAAATTATATCTTTTCAAACCAGTCCTGTTACGAGCTTCATTTATCGCACACTGGGCATCAGACACACATACATACCAATCAGAAGTAACACGAATACTTCTATCAAATAAAACAATCTCTTTATTATCCATATACAATAAAATTTTTCAGCAAAAATACACATTAAAGTAATATGGTAAAAACAATAACGATTAAATAATGTTTAGAGAAAATAAAATAAGCCTATAAAGATTATTTTATCTTTTCCAATATAACTATATATTCGTTGCACATCGTGCTTACCTTATTCCCACTTTCATTTGTTGGGCTTGCTTTAGAAGGCATTCTTTTGTTTGGTATTTCTCTTACTAAAGTATTTATATGTTTGAATCCATTTTTTTCAAACATTTCAGCAGTAAAGAAATCAAGATGTATTTGTATGCCTTTTACAGTTCTATTCCCTACTACATAGCAAACAATTCCTCCTGGCATTATTACTTTGGCAACATTTGATATAGATTTAGAATAATCATTTAAGAAAGAAATGACGTCATAATATCTATTGATATCATAAGATTTTATTTTATCTAAGGCATCTCTTATACAAATTGTTGTGAATGATTCTTCTGTTTGCTTTTTCCCACCCATTAAAATGCAGTCAAGGTTTTTAGCGTTTTCAAAGCCAAACCATTCATTTGCCCATCTTGAAAATTGGCCGTATGCAACGGTTGTTTTACTATCTCCATAAGGTGGAGAAGTTACTACCATATCAACTGTTTCAGGCTTTATAATTTCCTCTGGAATACATATACTACTGTTGAAATCATAAATCCCTACTTTACTATCTTTGTTTGCGTTATTGAATTGAATAAGCCCTTTAATATTTCTTACTGTTTTTTCTTCAAATAGCCTAAACACGTCTGGCTTAAATGTTTTTATCTTTTCTTCTGGCATTCTGAAACGTTTGAACTCTCCGTTTCTTGTAAAAGATACTTCTCTCACAACCTCAGATAAAACAGTGTTGAAAAAGTCTTTAAGTTCTTTAGGTATATGATTATTTATAATCTGTGATAAATACGATAATCTCATAAGACTATCTTCTGAATACCAATAGCTATAATTTGAAATATTATCAAAGCATTTTTTTTCTACAAGTTCTTCTTTATATTCAGATAAGTAAGATTGTATAACACTAAAGTTGTATTGTATATCTTTCTCTTTATAATGTGTGGTCTTTACTTTGCTTATTAGTCTTGCTAACGGGTTAATATCTGTTCCTATTACATCTATCCCTTTAATTGATGCTTCTACCAGTGAGGTTCCACTACCCATATATGGATCAAGAATTAGTTTAGCACCTTCTTGGGGAATGTATTCTTCAATTAAAGTTCTTGCTATTTGTGGAATCATCATTGCCGGATATGTGTGATAACAATGAGTGTATTCCTTTGTATTTGAGCCTTTGAAACTCCATCTGTTATCAATAGTTCTTTTATACATAAAATTACTTTATAATTGTGGGTACAAATATAATAAATGCCAATTTAAAACGGCAAATCCTCCTTCATTATATCATCAGCCTGTTGGAGAAGATATTCGTCAGGATTATACTTCCGTCTTAGGACAACCTGAAACAGCCTGTTCCTATTTTCATCCCACGCGGAAGTGACGGAATAGCCTTCCTGGCGTATCATGTCAACCATCTTTCTCTTGCTGTAAGGTCTTACGCCACAGTCATTGCAGTATGCTATGTATTTCACATACAGGTCACGGTCACGGATAGCCGATTCCTCAATATCTCCCGAAGAATCATACCCCGAATCGTAAAGATAGGACAGGACACTATTGGAATCACGTCTTGCATTCTCCGTAACGGATTCTATCGTATAACTTCTCGTAAACTCACCTTTATTCTTAACAAACCGTCTTGCGCCCTCTATTATCCAGTTGATAATGGCTGCCGATTCCTTTGACAGCTTCAACGGAAGAGATCTGTCCTGTTCCGATTCCTTAAACACACGATAGAACGGAATGACAAGGGAGCGTCTGAAATGACCGTAAGTCTGGTCCGAAACGGAAGGCATCTTGTTAAGGTTGGCCATAAACGGCGGCATCATGTCGGCAAGGAAAGGCTCACCGAACGGAAGGCGCGCCATAGTAGGCTCACCGGATATGAACTTCTTATACTTGCCACCGCTCACGTCCTTCCCACCCATCTCGGAAGCATAGTTGAGCAGCTTGCCGTTTATCATAGCTATATTGTACTCGCACGTAGACTTGTCACCAGACAGATCAGCCATCTCCATATACGACACATTGTCTTTCCCCAGGGCATTGACAACAGCGTCAAAGAACACCGACTTACCGTTACTACCACAACCGAGAAGGTAACACATCTTCTCCATCTTGATCTTCTTCCTGTCAACAAAGGCACACCCCACAAACTCCTGCAAGGCATCCTGTGTGTCCTTCACCGGGATCACATCGTCCAAAAACTTCTCCCACAACGGGCTGCGCGCCAACGGGTCATAATTGATATTGATACGTATGCACGATTCTATCATGGGCGAGAAATCGAACGTTTCCATCGTTTCCGTGTCAAGGACACAATTGTCAAACGTGATGAAGTTACGCTTTGGATTGAATATCTCATGCGTCACGTTCTTCACGATGGTACGGTAGAAACGCTCGCTCGTATCGGTCATGTACAGTTCGCTAAGACCGTTTATCCGGCACAAGTCCATACACAGGCGCATCAGATCCTCCTTCATCATGGGAACGAATATCTTACCGTCAAAAGCCATGATAGAACCGCTCCTGTGGCGTCTGAAATTGCACTCCCTGCACGCATCGGCTATATCCATCTCGACCATAGCGGATATGGAACGCTTCCACTCGCCTTCATCCCTGGCTTTACGGAAACCGCGACCACCGCCCTTGTCCGCCAGCTTGCCCATAACGGAATCAAGGATGTATTCATAAGAAGCCTTTGCAGATTCAGCGACAGTCATTTTCCCCTCCTTTCTCTACCGATTCTACCGATTTCTCCCGGTCCACAACCTTCCCGAACATCACAACGGGATACAGGTCATAATCGTCCGTTGATATGTCAGGGCGTGCGTCCATATCGTCAAGGGAAGAGTACACGTCCGCGATGTGCTCCAGTTTCCGGCACACGATGGAATCACGTCTTATCCCATAATACTCTATAAGGTCAGCCATGTACTGTATGGTAATGTCCTTGAACCATGTGAACGCATCATCACGTGTCCTTGCCCCGTCACAGCAGGTATTGAACGTGTACCCGAAACGCCTCATCTTCACGAAGTAGCTGTTCCGCCACAACGACACCGACTTGTCCATCTCGTTCCCGGCGTTACGTATGGCGGTGACGATGCTCCCGGGAATGAGCGCGCACCGTGAAACGCGTGCTGCCGAAGGCTTCCCGTTCGCCCCAGTCCCATCCACCATATCCACATCGGGCACGAACCTAAGGTCATCCACGCTCCTTCCGCCCACAACGGACGTGTCATGCCGCATGAGATAGTCGGCATCCACGATATGACCGTACTGCCTTACCTGGTCCTCGCACCACGAAGCGAATCTCCTTAACGACCGCTTCCACTCAGAAGGAAGCACATACCCGTACTTTCCGCATATATCCTCTATATGCTTTCTCTCCTTCTCCCATTTCCGCTTCATCTTCCTCTCGTACTCCATCACTTCACCCTCCACGCTGACACCAGCGACCTGTGCGGACATGGATCTTGCAGTCAAAGGTACGGGCACGCGCCTGATGAATGACTTTTCCGACACAAGAACCGTCCTAGTACCGTCCTTCAACGGCTCGTCAAGTTTGAGAAAACACTGTCTGTCCGCAACGTTAACGAGCGTAACCCACCCGAACAGCCGTGTCTGAACCCTCATGCCCTTGTACCAACGTTCCCTGTCGGGCATTGCATCGGACAGGCATATGACACGCCTTGATTCGGGCAACCTAAGTTTAATCTCTATTTCTTCTTCCATCTTTACACACACATTTTATCTGATTTCACCTGCAAATATAGCGCAAAAAACAATACAAAAACAAATAGTTAAATTAATTAACTGCAAATGTTTACGTGATTAACAAATGCGTGTCAAGGAAGATAGTTTATCTTTCTTTACACAAGATTTTTTACTTTCACGCCAACAGTATGCTTTGAAAAGGAAAAGTAAAAAATGTTGATTGTTGTTATTTTTTATTTTTGTTATGATTTTTCTCATTTTAGTTAAAATGATTTAACTATAATTTTTTATTTACTTGCTATTTTCTACGTTAAGAAATGTAAAATTTACTTAATTTAACATAAAATAAAAAATCTCAACACCGATAGTTGCATATGCAACTAATTGATTTGGGAAAATTCGTAAAAAACCTACGAAATTCGTTGTTTTTTCGTAGACTTCGTAAACTCTTCGTTTTTCAACACTTGTCAAAAAACTTGCGCAAATTAGTGGTTAAATGGCTGAAAACAAGCTGTTTAGTCTTGTCAAAAAAAATTGAATCGTAAATCTTTGAAAATTTACTCTCTATTAATTTGCATATTAAATGTTAAAAGTAATATATATTTACAACATATACATACACGTACACCTTACATGCTCTATTACAATACATATACATACACAATACATACATAACACATACACATACAGAAACCAAAACTGCATACGTAATTTAGTATAGATACATATCAAAACGACGAAATCAACGAAGAATACTGTAAACCAATAACTTATACTGCAAAAAAAGACATAAAAAATGCAACCACACCTACGAAACACACCGAAAAACCTACGATTTTCGTAACTTTTTATGTAAAGATTTATCCGATTTTGTTGAAAACTACCGAAAATACACCTCCAAACCGCAAAATCAGCCATCCGAGCAAAATTTGGGAAAAAAAATTTTAAGAAAAAAATTTATCGGGAGCGACACACCCACATAGAAAACCCTAATAAAGGGGGTACACCACTGATTTACAGGTAGTTACGCCCGTTTATATACTTCATTTCTCAACGTTTGTAAATAAAAAGAAATTCTTTTCTACGACAATCGAATTTCAAAATCTTTACAAATAAAATATCTTTACAAGTGACTTCTACGAAGATTTCGTAATTCCCTCACGTTCAGATACTTACAAACAGATTTAACACAAATTAACATTGAAAAATCTTGAAATTAAACATAATATTAAGCTAAAATAGGTCTTGCACGGTCTGATCTATTAATATTATGCAATATTAATTTAAAATATGTATATAAACTGTATTGATTTTGGAAAAAACGGGCTTAATTTATAATGAATGTTAATGAAATATACAACCTAATCAAAAACGCCGTATGTTTGCAGTGTCGGAAGGACAAAGAGATATATGACATATTGAAACAGCTTGCCACGGTGAGAGCGTGGTACAGATCCGCAAACAAGGATAAGCGGAATATAAATAGCGGTGTAGCTAGCCACGATGCAGAGGCACGGAATATTAGATAAGGGTGATAATGTTTTAGTGCGATATGTGATTAGCTCCTGATACGATATAATATAATGTGTGTGCGTGTATACGTATCTTATACATAAGCCTTAATACTTGTCTGTTATGCACGGATAAGTTAATATAAGCCGTAAAAACATACGACACGCACATATTGTAATGTAGCTGCCATGATAGTGGTAACGGTTACAAGCCCGTATAGATACAGAGTACAGTATATAAACTTAATACATTATAATATGAAAGCAAAAAGAATCTCACAGAAAGCGGTTAAAAACATGATTAACGGCAACACTGCATTGCTGCATATCGGTAACTTTGATACGGGGAAACGTACCAATTTAAAGCGCGCGGTTAGCGAATGTGTATATACTAGTCGGTTGTATTATAATAAGGAATTGCAATCGGATAACGAAAAGATAGAATACCTAGTATATAGTCAACCTTATAGGGTGTTTAAAGTAGAACTATATAAAACACATATTGCAGCGTTTAACGAATACACTGAGTACCACATTAATTTTGACGATACAAGCAAGTATTACACATTGGTTATAAGTGGCATGCAGTTTTTGATCGTGTCAGATCTGGGCTGGTGTAATATATGGCAAGTGTTTAACACCGACACCCCCGTTACAACCGACTGTAAACAAGAAACCGAAACCAATTGCGAACAAGTTTACGACGTGGTTTTTAACGACGATACAGCAAGCAATTGCAAGCATATAAACAGTACATACGAATGTTGCATGCAATGGATTGAAGCAAACAGGCACGACAATACAACCTATTTTGCCGACTACAAGGGCGGCACCGTGTCAATTGTAGAAGTGAATACAGGAAATTATGTCTACACTGAAAATATTTAATATTAAAAATCATACAAAAACAATAACGAACAATTAAAAAAATTACAATTATGGAAAGATACGATTATTTTGCAGCGGTTAAAGAGGATGTTTTAAACTATATCAACGAAAACAATATAGTAGTAACCTCCGAAAACCGGGACGAAGTGGAACAAGATCTTAATGATACACTATTTACATGTGATAGCGTAACGGGGAACGCGTCAGGATCTTATACATTTAACGCGTGGACGGCCGAGGAATATCTATGTCACAATTGGGACCTGTTAGGAGAAGCGTTAACGGAGTTAGGATGTGATATGAGCTATATAGAGAGAGGTGCAGAGGCATGCGATGTTACAATACGCTGTTATCTGTTAGGCCAAGCTATCTCAGAAGTTTTGGACGAAGTGGAAACAGAAGAAGAAGAATAAAACGAATAACGAACAATTTAAATATTTATAGAATTATGAAAACAACAAGAAAAGAAATATACCGTATTTATGGCAAAGAAAATGTAATATTATTAGGATATTGCGAAATACAGTACATACAAAATTACCTTACAAAAGTCGGACACACCGAACGTGTAGAAGGATGGGCCGCTAATGTTTTCGAATTACCTGCACCGTATAATAATATAGCTATTTGCACGGGCTATGCACCATTTGGGACAAAAAACAAAAATGCGCGCAAAGTGTGCGAACGGTGGGAAAAATTGTATTATAATTACGATTTTAGTCAACGCAAAAGAATGATTAAGCGTTTTGCACGTGAATTAAGTAAAACAATAAACAATTAAATATAACCTTTAAATTAAAGAAATTATGAGAACGTTTTTTGCACAAGTTGAAACACGGTATCGGGCGATTAAAAATTGCCCGTTTACCCCCGCACATGTTGTTAAGGTTTTTGGCGGTTATATGTGTTTTGAAAGTGATAATGATTATAGAGTTTGGAGAAATCAAAAGTAAAAAATAGCAATGAGAACAAATAATAACCTAGTAGATTTTGCGAGCATATCGACATACGTGGGTTCTGAAAGTTTAGTACAGAAGGTAAAAGACAAACATAGTGATATATACCTTAATTTCGCTTACACCGATTATGGTGGATCATTTTTAGACAAGGTTATAATATCTTACTTTAAAGAATATTACCAAGAAAATATAGTACATGAAAAAACGTCCTGGAACGGTGAAAACGCGTTTATTTTTGGGGAACCTGCAAAAGAATTGTACGAGTTAATTATAGCGGGTAATATATTAGATTTTTATTATTTAGGACAATATTATACCGAAATGGAGTATGGCATGATAACAGCGGAGGCGCAACAATATATTAACGATAACGGGCTAGACAATGAGTTGTACGATATTGTTTGTGATTGGTTATCCGAAAACAGCTATTCAGAACCTAATTATTTAGATTATTCAGAAAATGATTTAAACTACTTTTTACAAAAATTAAAATAATAACAGTAAAACAAGCTAAGGATTTGTTAATAAATATTGCAACATACGTACATATACGTAAATTTGAAACAGGTAATAGAACTAATTTAAAACGTTCTATTTCTGTATGTCGTTATGCTTATAACGAATATAAGAATATCTTTGACAATATTAGTTTGGTAAATAATTGTAATAAATATTTGATACGTTTTGTTAAAAATATACAGCATGATCGAAACATTAATACTATTAGGTTGCTTGTATCTATCCATACGGGTAACAGACTATGTAGAAAAACAGAAACAATAACAATTTAAAAACGTGACATTATGGAAACAAGAAACGACATACCTAATTTGCTTGCAATGTATATACGCAATACGCGGGAAATATACGATATTACAACATGGCTGCAAAATTGCATAATTAAGAAGGCAAACAAGGGCATACAGCCATCAATAGAATACCTTGCAAATTGCAGCGCGATGAAAAGTATAATCAGAGAAGCCGCCAAACTATTGTACAAGTATGACGGAATAACACCCACCAGACAAGAAAAACAGCAAGCGGCTAAAGAGCACGCAAAATATATACTTGACGGTGTGCAATACTCCATCCAAAAACGCCAATAGAAGGCAAAATAAAGCCTTCTATTGAAAGATCTCAATCAATACCGATATATTATCCATAAAAACAAAAAACATTATGATACTAGTAACAGTAAAAAACAGCAAAACAGGTAGCCAATATATTTGTAAATCGGCCTCAAAAACGGTAAAGGATATAGCATATAAACACATAAGTTATCATTTAGTATGCAGACATAAAGATCACCCGTTTTTTAAACAGTTTTACCACGGTCCAAAAGGTATATATATAGATTCGCCCCGGTACAAAGAAATAGAAGCCCTAGAAAAACCTATCTGGAATACACCAATATACAAATTACTAGAGCTAACCATTACGGAAACACCCCTAGACGGGCGTACACGATACGCAAAACAGTTACCCGTATTCAATGCGGATATATTGGCGGAACTTACCTATTAATCAATCAAAAACAATATAATTATGGTACAATTTACTATTAACAGTTTCAGCAATTGCCTAACAGGCCGCCCGTACAATTCCATTAAAGACGCAATACAAGACGGTGGATACTCCGTTTGGTGCAACGAAAAGATCAAAAAAGCATTCAGTTTCGGGAACGGCACGGAAAAGGACTTTGAAAGGTATTGCAAAGACAATAAGTGTAAAATTGTGAGTGAAAGCGAATTTTACAAAGAATTATATTCTTTGCCGTTGAATGAGCAAGAAACACATATCCAATTTATTCGAGAACAATTAAACCGTTACAATGACCTATGAAAAAGAAATACGCTAAAGAACAATTACAGGAAGCAATTACCAGGGTAAACAATATAGTAGAAAATAGTATAGGAAGTTTTCAGAAACCGATAATTCCAGGCGATTGCCCTACGTTTGATGAAGCTACGGCAAACTATGTTAGGGAAAGACTGGGATTATACCTAAAATCGTGGGTATTGCCAAAACTTGATGAATTATCTAAATGAATAGTATTATGGAAAAACAGGAATTTATCGAAAAGTACAATTTTATAAAAGAAAGTGTTATATCTGCAATGGATAAGGCTTTAGAACGTGCCCTAGAGAACGAAGTAATAGACCTGAGTAAATGTGATAGCAATTATTTAGATGTTTATCCGCTAATCGGAGCGGTTTTAAAGAGAGAATTAAGCTATATACTTGACGGTTCTCCTACTTACAGTCGTTCTATAAAACGTAAAGCGACTAAATATAATTACGATTATAGAATATGGCACGATTATGCTGGAGATTATAAACATAAATAAATATTATTTACAATGAGAAAACAAAATTTACAAAAAGAATTATCTCCTATTTTTGACAATGAAAGTATTAAGATAGGAACGTTTAAAGCTAACAGAAGTATTGATACATTGGATCTTATCAAGGAAAATATCAAGTTTTGGAAAAGCTATGACGGACACAAGCTACCTGATAAACAGGTTAAACGCCTGTATTATAACGGCACCAGGACACAAAACATAATCAAAATGTACATAAATACGCCTGAATTGATTAAGTTTGTAAGAGAGCACGCAAACGACTATAATACGTTAAATCGAAAGGACGTACCTAGATGCATAAATATTGATCGTAGGCGGAGTGAACGTTATTTTTCCGTATATATCAAAAAGTTTGGGAACGTGCGTTTTGATGAAGTGTTAAGAGTTTTCCCTTTGCTTCCCAAGTCATATTTGAACGAGTAATGAGAGTAATTAGAGTAATAAGAGTTTTAAGGAGAATACTAACTGATTCAGATATAATAGATCTGTACGGTCTGTATTGTGAGTTTTACAAAAATATACAATAATATGAAACGCAAAGAATTAGACAACATTTTGCGCAACTTGTTAGTTGCCGGGAACATTGTAACCGTACCGTTTGAACAAATGAGAGAGATACGCAAGGAATTAGACCGATTTGTTAAGCCTATACAGATAGAGGTCATTAAGAGCGATTTTGAAACTGTTTCATTCAGAGAGTTAAGATAAAGCGGAAATAATGTGAAATATTTTCCCGGTATGGAGAACAACAAACAGAGCGACACTGTTACCGGGAGCAATTTTTGACTTAAAAACGAAAATAAACGAAAAAATATGAATATTATTACAGACAAAACAAAAGCCCCTGCAAAGCTACGTTACAGGGTGAGCAATAACAGCGGATCAATAAATAAGGAGTTTGGCAAAAACCAACAGGCGGCTTATTATGGCATTAAGGAACAAATGATATCTATGTTTTCTTATAGAATTAATAAGGATAAGAGGTTTAATATGATAGAAGTATTTGAGGCTCCATCTATTGAATTAATTGAATTATGTGATTCTTATAACTGTAAATTGATGGCAAACATTTTGAATAAAAAAAATGAATATGGAGAATTTGATCAGGTGGTAGTCTATGAAGTTTATCCGATTAATCTGAATGATATAGAGTTTGTATAATAATTTTTTTTCAATTATGACACATAAAGAAATAGAAAACGAACTTGGCTGTTGGGGAGATATTATCAGAGAAAACCCAGATAGATATGCGTATGTTAGGCAACATTTTTCAAATGATGTTTGCGATTTAAAGCCAATAACTTATAGTGCTTTGTGGAATTTGTTGCTGCATTCTGAGGCGAATGATCTTTATTACTACAATGAAAATCATGCGATAGACGAAACGTGTGTGTTTTATGAGTTCTACTATGATCTCGGTTTTGAACTTCCAGAAGATAGAGGTCTTGATATGAATTATTATCCACATATTTGTATTGAACTGAATGACAATGATGGATATGAAGGAGATATTGATATTTTCATGTTGGACGAATGGGATGCTTCCGAAGATATGACGAATGAGGATAAAGAACGATTTGATGCAATACGAAAAAAATATCCTATTACATTGATTAATAATTTGAACGATTTGAACGATTTGATATAATGGGAACGAACAATAAACAAGCTATCCTAGAAGGGAGAAAATGGGACGTAATAGAGAGTGTTGACGGATATTTTTCCGGGGAAAAGAACGGAGTTATCATACAAGGAACGACAATGAGTGATCTGTATGAAAAATGTAAATCTTTTGACATAGCTTCGGTTATGGAGAAGATTAAGACGGGTGACAATCTGAACGACTGGGAAAAACGCTTAATAAAAGTTAATAAAAAGTTGTTGGAAAACCAATAATATATATATTTGTCGTATGAGAAATAAATATGTCACATTTTACAAGGGCTGTACAATAGAGGTCACAGGATAAAAAGACTTCATGTACCGGATAATAAAAGGTGAACGGATGGTTCTCTTTGTAGATATGTTTTACAGGTCTACAACTGATGCGTTAAAGGGCGCAATGAGGTGGGTGGACAATAATGTTAGAAAGGAGTGAATTTATGCTTTTTGGAATTGTTTTTGCTATGTTAATGAAAGCTATATGTGGAAATATGTTGGGCGATTGATGATTGTCATTGTATGGCTTATTGTGTTACAGGTCTTGTCTGAATGTTAATTATGAAATATTTAAGAATACATTTGATTATATGGTGTTTGCCTTGTATAATATATGGTATTAATGAACAAATGAAAACCATTACAAAAATTTAACACATAATATTTCCTAATATCGTTATATAGTATTACATTTGCTTCATACAGGGATAGGAACGGAGTAGCTACCTTCCGACAAGCTGAAGTCAGTACGGCTTCCCTGTTCTCCTTTTTACTGGCGAAACATAATACTGGCTAATATGCAATTAGTTTATAAATTTGAGATCAACCATTCCGACAGGCTTTGCGCTATCTGCCGTGTTACGAATAACCTGTACAACCAGGCGTTGTATATTGTCCGTAACGAGTTGAAGGATAACGACAGGTGGCTGTTCTATCCCGACTTGGACAGGATAATGAAGAACGTCACCAACCTTGAAGGTACGGTAAATTACAGACTTGTGAAATCACACGTAGCCCAACAGACATTACGTGTGCTTGACAAGGCGATGAAGGGATATGTCAAGGCTGTAAAGGATTGGTCTAAGAATCCGGGGAAGTATAACGGTAAGCCCGAACTGCCATGCTATCACAAACGTGGTGGGATGAGCAATGCTATATATACCAACCAGTCGTGCAGGATACATGACGGGTATATAATCCTTGACCGTGACTTGAAAATACCCGTTCCGCAATGGGAGAAGTACAAGGACAGAATCGAACGGTTCAAACAGGTTAGGATAATTCCAAAACGTACATACATGACCGTGGAGGTTGTATATGATTGTGTTTGTTCGGATAATGTCGGTACTGGTATGGCTTCGATAGACTTGGGTGTGAACAACCTTGCCACGCTGGTTTGCGGATGCAATGCGCTGCTGTTTTCCGGCAAGGTTGTCAAGTCATACAACAGATGGTTTAACAAAACATTATCCATGCTGCAATCCATAAAGGACAGGCAGGGAATAGAGAAACTGACAAACAGGATGAGAAAGATGTATGAGAAACGTGAACGGTTTATGAATGATTCGATGCACAAGACCAGCAGGCGTATCGTTGATTATCTTGTATCACACCATATAGGCACTCTTGCTGTAGGCTACAACAAAGGATGGAAGCAATCCGTCAATATGGGCGGAGTAAACAATCAGAAGTTTACATTCATCCCTTTTGCGAGGTTGAGAAGCTGCCTTAGATACAAGTGTAGACTTGCAGGCATCAACTATATCGAACATGAGGAAAGCTACACTAGCAAATGTGACGCTCTATCTATGGAGGATATATGCAAGCATGATAGCTATCTCGGTAAGCGCATCAAGCGAGGGCTGTTCAAGTCGGCAGTTGGAAAGGTTATCAATGCTGATGTCAACGGTGCGCTTAATATAGGTAGAAAAGTATTCGGTGATTCATTTATGATAGCCGATAGCGGGCGTTGGTATCGCCCCGAACGGATTAACGTTCTAAAATGTGTATAAAAATGCATATTAATACCTACACTATTCGAGATTGCAGTATTTTTGGCGTTCAATATCATCTCGTTTATATGGGATTTTAAGTTTATTAAATGGAGTTCCATGTTTTATGCCAAATATACATGGAACGGTACTCCTTATGTAGACCGAACCCCTTGGGATACCTTTAAAAGGCATTATTCAGTTATATTATAATTTAAAGAAAAAAATGATAATAGGGATGTTTCATTCATAAAAACAATATAAAAGCTATGAACAAAGAAGAATTTCAGACAAAGAAAAATGATATCAATTCAAAAATAAGGGAATTGAAAAGTCAGAAAATTAAGTTGGAAAAGGAGTACATTGAATCCAATGCGAAGTATCCTATCGGAAGCAAGGTGTGTATTACTACTAATGAATCAAAACGATATGCCTATGTCAAGGATTATAGGATTGATTTTTCTGACAATATTGTACCATTGTTTAACAAGGTGAAGAAAGATGGAACCGTGTCGGAGATGGGCTTACATGTTTGGTCTTATGAATGCCCTACGATAGAATTGGTAAAGTAGTAATTTTTGTTTACGATGATGGAAAAGGTGGAAGTAGGAACCCTTGACATGGGCGAACTGTTTGAACACAGGGGTGTAATATATGAAATATTATACAAGACGGATTATTGTGTCCGCTGCCAATATCCTAACGACAAATATCGTTACAGGGATAAATGGAAATATCTATATACCGAGTTTAGTTTATGGACAAAAGTGAACAAGATATGAAAACACTGGTTTTTGATGTGATGCTTGACGGGCGGTTTGTACATACGTTCAGATACCAATATTGCCCGTTGTTTCCGATAGACGAACAGGAACTGGAGAAGTTTGTCACCGACAGGCTTCCTACATTGAAAGGTAAAGATTTTAAAATAGTATTTTGATATGAAACAGACGGTAGAAGAAGCAGCAAGGGAATATTCCAATGATTGCAGAAACAGGCAGCGTCATTGTGAACCGTACTGCATTGTTGACTTTATTTCTGGTGCAGAATGGCAGTCGAAGCAATCACCGTGGATAAGCGTTAAGGAACGGTTGCCGGAACCAAACAAGCTTGTCCTTTGCAGAATGGTATCAAATGGAGCGATTGTTAGTGGCTATATCGTTGTTTCATCCGGGAGATCGCCATACGTTGCGACAGACGGAGGATTTGAATTTGAGGATTGGAACGACTACGAGTGTGACATGTGGATGTCCATCCCTTCTTTTGACGAGATACTCGAAGCCAACAGAGATGTACTTGAACGAATTAAACAGAAAGGAGATTAATATGGATAATGAAGAACTACCTGATAAAATAATTGATATTGTAAGGGCTATACGAAAAATACCTAGAGAACAAATCAAGAATCCTTTTGAGATACAAGTTATCGTAGTTAAACCCAAAGAAAAAGGAGATTGAAAATGAATAAAAGTAAAGTTCTTTTGTTTAAGAAGGTATGTTATGATATTGGAACACGTTTTTCTTTTGTTGTAAACGGTAAGATTGTTGAGGCGGTTATAAGTGATGTAATGATTGATTATCATAAAAACATCAATTATGAAAAGCAATCTGTAAGGTATCATTTTTGCACTATGGATAAACATACATTCAATGAGTTTTCGGAAAGAGAATTGGAAGATATGATACATAGAGGGATTGTTTTATATATTGAGTAATTGAAAAGCTATGAAAGGAAATATATTTGACAAAATAAGAAAAGCATCTAATAAATACATAGAGTATATGATTGCTTGTGATGATATATCCAAAGAAGCACAAAAACATATAGATTGGGATGATAATGTTTCATGTGAATATTATCCGTCTGATGGAATATGTATAATGATAGACGAGCATGTTTGT